ATGAGTAAGAAAAAGCCGATCATGGACTGGCTGGACATCAAGTCCGAAGTCCACCGTCGCGGCATGACGCTAACCGAACTGGCGGTTCGGTCTGGCCTGCATCCTTCCATTTTGCGGAAGGTGAAAACCATGCCCCATTATCCGGGACAGGAAGCGCTTGCTGCGTTCATCAACCAGAAGCCTGAAAACCTCTGGCCGGATCGTTACCCAAAGAAAAGCTCCGGCATTCTGGATACTACGAAATGGCCCCCGTTAGAAAGTCAAAAATCTAACGTCGCTTTTGACAGGAAGGCCGCGTGATGGCCGTGTTCTTGTCAAAACTCATCCGCATTTCTGACAACGCCACTGCCGCTGATGCGGTTTTCTTCTGGGTCGCGATAGCAATTATCCTTGCCGTGATGTTCTCGGCACAGGTGGCATTCATTGCAGCTTTCATAGTGAGGGCAGCATGACCAAGCATGTTGTTATTGGCTTGCCGGAAGTCGTCAAACCTGTTTTCCGGTATATCAAGCTCTCTGACATCGATATTCCTGAAGATCGCGCTCGTGAATTGGATATGGATTGGGCGCAGGCGCTCGCTTCCATGATCGCCGCACAGGGGCTGATCAATCCAATCACTGTGCGCATGGTTGATGGCCGTCCTCGTCTGGTTACGGGTTTGCACCGTTATACTGGGGTTGGCCTGCTTGAATGGGAAACCATTCCAGCGCGGATTTCTAACGCCGCCACCGACGATGAAGCGCGTCTTGAAGAGGTGATGGAAAATCTCGGTCGCAATGAACTCAAGGTGCTGGACCGCTGCCATCATCTATATGAACTGAAACAGGTATATGAGCGGCTTTATCCTGAAGCGAAGCGTGGTGGCGACCGTGGCAATCAGCACACAGGTGGCAAACGGCAAAAATTGCCACTTGCCAAACCAGATGGGCAACAGTCCGAGATATTCGGCTTTACTGTTGCCACCGCCGAAAAGACCGGCCTTTCTGAGCGTGCCATTCGCCTTGCTGTAAAAATCTGGAAAGACCTCGCGGCTGTTTCGCGTCAACGTTGTGCCGGAACGTGGATCGCCGATCATCAGGCCGGATTGAAGCTGCTTTCCGAACAGTCGCATACCGAGCAAGCAAAAATTCTCGACCTTCTTTTCAGTAGCCCGCCAAAGGCGACCAGTGTGCAGGATGCAATGTCCATTCTTGCCAATGGTAGCACGAAGACGGCCACAGAAAAGAAAGTCGAAACGGTCAAGAATACGCTCAAGGCCCTTCCTGAAGCTGTGGTCGCGTCAGTTGTTGATGAGCGCCTCGCGGAAATGCGCCAGAGCATAGACGTGTTGAGCAGGTTCTTCGCCAAGCTCGAAGACGCCGAACTGGACAAGGTTGTCGAGCAGCATGAAGAGCGCATTGTAGCGTCCCTCAAGCGCCGGGGCGTCATTTGACCATGTCCCGCCGCCGCGATCCCCTCACCAAAGACCTGTTTAGCTGGGAGCCGCCGAAAGTGGCTGTCGGATACAGCGCGGACGTGATCGGTCGCGGGCGGCTCGACAGCAAGATTGTGCGCCTCATTTCCCATGCCCTTCGCGATGCCCGCGAGGAACAGGGGCTGACGCGCGAAACCATAGCGCAGAAGATTAGCGATTTTCTCGGTCGCGAGGTCACTTCCGCCACGCTCTACAAATGGACTTCTGAAGGCTCGGAATCGCACCGTATTCCTCTGGATGCCTTCATAGCCCTCGTCCATGCGACCGGCGCGAAAGACCTTCTCGGCTTCGTTCCCGGCGAATTCGGTCTGACCGTGATCGAAGACGAATATGCCGACCTGATTGAAGAGCGCCTTCTAGAAGATCATCGCGAGGAAGTGGACGCGCGCATTCGTGCGCTTGCGGCCCGCAGAAAGGCAAGACGATGAAAGAGTGGTTCACAGCCGGAGAACTGGCGAAGATTGCCGATGAACGGGGCATCACCAGCTTTCCTCGCTCGGAACGCAGTGTCCAGCGTCATGCGAAAGATCATGGCTGGAACGAAATGCCGGTTAGCTTGTGTCGCGTTCGTGGAGGCCGCGAAGGTGGCGGCGGTCGTGAATATCATCGCTCGCTTCTGCCGGATGTGATGCAGGACATCATCGCCGGCCTTGAAATCAAGTCCGTCCTGATTGCCGCACAGGAGCGCCGCACAGAGATTGAACAGCGCAAAATCGCTCAACTTTCGGTCACGTCACTGCGTTTCCGTCAGCGTCAGGCAATGGAAGCGCGTGGCGAAATCCTTACGGCCATCGACCGTTACAACATCATGGTGGGCGGATGGGGCCGTCGCAAAGCCATTCTGGATTTTGTGCAGGCGCAGGAAGAGCATGCCGAACGCAATGCAGCGTTAGAAAAAGTCGAGACAGGCGAAGCCCTGACGGGCCGCGAGCGCACATTGCTCGAACGCGTTTCCCTGCTTTCTGATCCGAACGGGTTTGGACTTCTGGAAGATACCCTGCGGCTTGCCAATGATCGTGCCGGTGGTGATTTCCGTGTATCCATGCGGACAGTTCAGCGCTGGTTCAGTCAGCGCGAAGACAGCGGCATTGTTGCCTTGGCTCCGGCCTTGACTAAAGCGGATGAGGCAATTTCCGAAGAATTCAAGGCATTTCTGACGTTTTATGCCAAGCCGGGAAAGCCTGCCGCCAGTGAAGCGTTGAAGGATTATCGCAAGGTCAATCCATCCACCACGCTGACTATAGAAAAGGTCCGTTACACGCTTCGCACCAAGCTCAACGACATTGAAAAGAATGTCGGGCGTGAAGGTCTTCTGACACTGCGCTCCCGCATGGCCTATATTCAGCGTTCGACCGAAAACCTGTTTCCGACCACCATATACACGGCGGATGGCAAGACGTTCGACGCCGAGGTGGCGCATCCGGTGACGGGAAAGGCGTTCAAGCCGGAAATCACGTCCATTCTGGACGTGGCGACCCGCAAATGTGTCGGCTTTTCCATTGCGCTGAAGGAAAACGTCATTTCGGTGACGGAAGCCCTCCGCAAATCCTGTGTCGGCCATGGCATTCCGGCGATTTTCTATACTGACCGTGGGCCGGGCTATAAGAACAAGACGTTCGATGCCGATGTGAACGGTCTGATGGGCCGTCTTTCCATCACAAAAATGCACGCCCTGCCGTATAACTCGCAGGCCAAGGGCATCATTGAGCGTTTCAACGGAACGGTCTGGAACCCGCTCGCACAGAAGCTGCCGACCTATCTTGGTGCGCCGATGGATAAGGAAGCGGCCAAGCTGGCGCACCGGGCCACCCGGCAGGAACTGAAGCTGTTCGGCGCATCGCGCCTGTTGCCTTCATGGGAAGACTTCCGCGCCATGTGCGGTGAGGCGATTGCCGAATACAACTCCACACCACATCGCGGCCTGCCGCGTTTCATGGATGAGGTGAGCGGAAAGTATCGCCATTATTCGCCCAACGAGTTTTGGGCGCAGCATGTGAGGGACGGCTTTGAGCCTGTTTCGGTTGCCGCTGATGAAATTGACGATCTCTTCCGCCCATACGAAATCCGTGTCGCTCGCCGTAGCCTCGTTGAATGGAACAACAACCAGTATTTCCACCCGGCGCTGGAAGCCTATCACGGCGAACAGGTCATGGTTGGGTACGATTTTGATGAAGCTCGCTTCGTCTGGGTGCGCGAGATCGACCGTGAGGAAGGTCAGCCCGGCGCGCTGATCTGCGTTGCCGACTTTACCGGCAACAAACAGGACTATGTGCCGAAGACATTCCAGCAGGCTGCGGAAGAAAAGCGCCGCCAGGGTCGTATCAAGCGCGCCGGGGCCAAGCTGCGCGATGCCGAGCAGGAATTTATCACGCCGTTTCTCATCGACCAGCCAGCCAATGACGCGATGCCGATCATCGACATCACGCCTGAACTGGTCCCAGCCTCTAACGTGGAAAAGTTTTCTGATTATCAGAAACCGGCTCAAGCCGATCAGCAGCCCAAGCGTCGCACCTTCGCATCCGATGAAGAGCTTGCGGCTTGGGCGATCCAGAACCCCGAGAGTTTAACAAGTAATCAGGTTCGCGTCTTGCGCGGGTGCTTACAGCAGCCGTCCGCAATTGAACTCTTCCGATTGTCAGGCATCGACGTGGACACGCTTCGAAACATCATCCGTGCCGCTGCCTGACAACCTCAACACACGAAGGAAAATACGCATGAAAAACCAGTTTGTCGAGACAGCCAATGTGAAGCGCTTTTTGGGTGCGTTGTCCGCGCTTGAACAGCGTGGCGCGCAGGAAGCTTGTCTCGTCGTCATTGATGGTCAGCCGGGACTTGGCAAGACCACAACATTGAAGCACTGGGTAGCGCAGAATGGGTGTGTGTATCTGCGCGCCAAGAAAGAATGGTCGCCAAGCTGGTTCATGAATGAACTCTTGGAAAATCTGCGCGTGACGCCGCCGCATTCATTCCCGAAAAAATACGCCAAAGCGTTAGAGGAACTGGCGATGCGCCAGAACTCGGCCATGCTCGACCGCCGCGCTTTCGGGCTAGTCATAGATGAAGCCGATCATATTTCCTCCAAATCCAGCATCCTCGAAACCATCCGCGATATTTCGGACATGATTGAGCTTCCGACGGTTCTTGTCGGCATGGGAAAGGTTGCCGACCATTTGGCGCGGTTCCCGCAGGTTGCTTCGCGTGTCTCGCAGCGGGTCAGCTTCCAGCCAGCATCCAAGGACGATGTCAAAGCACTGATCGCGGCGCGATGCGAGGTCAAGGTTGCTGATGACCTCATTGAGTTTGTGTTGAAGGTCAGTCAGGGCCTGAACCGCGAGGTTCTGGAAGCCATCGCGAATATTGAACGGTTCGGCCTTCGTTTCGATGCCGGTGATGAGGGCGTGACGTTGGCCGACATGGCCGGTCAGGTCATCATGAACAACCGCCATTCCAACAAGCCAGTGATGATCCCGGAGGTGTTCTGATGAAAGAACGCGCTTCCGGGGAAATCCCGACCATGATCCTGCATCATCTTGTTGACGGCACTTGTCAGACCATTGACCAGCTTGATGCTGCCCTGCCATTGAACCGCCGTCAGATTTCTGATGGCGCAGCGATGCTTATCAAGCGCGATTATCTGGATCGCATTGAGGCCGGTTGCTATTGCCTGACACCTTCCGGCCTTGCTGCTGCACATCGCGGCGAACGCATTACGAGCGGCCCGTTGCGTCCGCATACTGGCAAATGCCGCCGTCCGCATCGTGATACCTTCCGGCAACGCGCATGGAACGCCATGCGCATGAGTGTCACCTTTACGATTGGCGACCTCGCCATCGTTGCCGCTAAGGATGACAAAGACCCGGAAAGCAATCTGGTCAACTATCTCGGCGCGCTTCGCCGCGTTGGTTATGTGACTGAACTTCCGGTCCGCCAGAGCGGAACCCATCTCACCAGTAACGGTTTCAAGCGTTTCCGTCTGCTCAAGGACACGGGACCAGTTGCGCCGGTCTGGCGGGCAAAACAGCGGGCGATTTGGGACTACAATCTGGATGGATTGGTTGGCGAGGTGTCATGCGCCAGATGAACATCATGCCGTTGACCGATCCGAAATGGGTGGACGTTCTGCGCGCAGAAGCTGGAAAGCCGAAGCGCACAAAAAAGGCAATTGCCGACGAATTGGGTGTTTCCCGCACGGCGATATCCCTGATCTGTGACGGGAAATATTCGGCCAAGATGGACAAGGTGTCGGCAAAACTCGCACCGAAGGTCATGGCGCTTTACGCCTGCAAGGTCTGGTGTCCGCATCTTCGTAGCGACCTGACACCGGAAGCCTGCCGTCATCATGCGACCGCGCCAATGCCGACAAGTGATCCAGATCGGCTTCGCCATTGGGCAGCGTGCCGAAATTGCCAGCAAAATCCAATCAATGCCGAGGTGAAAAATGCTGTCTGACACAGTGGTGCAGTGGCGCACGGTCTTGATGCCCCTCGTTGAGCAAACGCAAGCTCCCGAATTGTTTCTAACGCTTCGCCTCATCGAACTTGAGGTGCGGCACATGGAAATGACGATTGAATATCTGACAGGCCGTCCGCATGCGCCACTGAACGATCAGCTGCTTTCTTTCCCCTCATCACCTGAAGAACTTCAAAAGGAGACTATCAATGCTCTCTGACAGCATCCGTGCAATGCGCCGTGAAATTCAAAGTGCTCTGGTTGAGGCCTGCGGCCCCATCACCATTTCCGGTGAAATGGCCCAGAGCTTTGCACTGTCGCTCGTCCTCTTCGAGGAAGCAGCGCTTGATATGGAAGAAAAACTCGGCGTCAGGCCGGTTTTGTCGAACGCTTCCGGCAGCGTCGTCATTCCGCTTCGCCCATCCAATCACACTCGCCCGCAGCTCACCGTCATCCATGGCGATGGCGGCGATGTGGCTTAATTTTTAATCAGAAGGAATATCCAAAATGGCAAAGGCCGTTAGAACAAAAGCAAAAGCTCTCCCACGTGTTCCGCAGAACCGTGAGGATGCCGTCTGGACTATCGGACGCATCGGAACATTGCAGCGCGAAATTGCGGCGCACAAGGCAATTGCAGATGATGCGATCCGTATCGCTGGCGAGAAATTTGACAATGACGTGGCTGAACTGGCGGACGAGCTTGCGCAGCACGAAGAAGGCATTCGGGTTTATTGCGAAGCAAACCGCATGAAACTCACCGATGACGGCAAGGTCAAATACCACAATTTCGGCACTGGCACCGTGAAGTGGCGTTTGCGCCCACCGAGCGTCAAGCTCAAAGGCGTTGAGCTGATTATCGAACAGTGCCGCAAACTCGGCTTTCTGGCCTTTCTCAATGAAGAAACGAAGATCAACAAGGATGCCATGCTGGCCGATCCAGACAAGGCCCGGCTGGTTGCTGGCGTCTCGATCTCATCTGAAGGTGAGGATTTCGTCGTGGAGCCTGCTGAACTGGAAACCGCTCAGCCGGTTAAGGCGTGAGGTGCAGCCATGGCAACCGAATATTTGAACGTAGTTCTCACCCTGCTGGTCATCATCCTTATCGTTCAGGTCGTGAGGGCGCGCTCATGAATAAGATCAGGTTTCATTTTTCGGATCGCGGTCAGGATTGCCTGTGGTGGGATGTCGAGGATTTGGGTGATGGTACAGGCCGCGTCATAGACGCTGGACCATTTCAGGCAAATGTCTGGGCAGACGGAAACTACTACGTCAATCTGATGTATCCGCACGGCGTTGGCGACAGACTGCTGTTTACGAACGATCTGCCAAGGTCGTTACAAGACGGTTTTCACATGACACATCGTTATCGTGTTGACCGAATTGAACATCTTTCTGAAATGGCAGGTGCAGCATGATCTCGGAAAGCATCCGCAGACGCATCAATGCCTTGCGCGAGCGTACTACGGCGCGGGGTTTTACTGAGGCAGAGGCTATGGAAGCCGCTGCCAAGGTAGCCGAGCTGATGCGCGAACATGGCCTGCATGACAGCGATCTGGAAATGACACAGGAAGCCGCCGCATTGAATGGGGCGGTTCGATCTGCCCGCGCTTCGCTCTGGCCGGTTATCGCCCGCTGCACGAATACGGCGGCGCTGATGTCCAGTTCGCTGGATGGCCGTGTCATGATCTATGTCGGCAAGGAACCGGGACCGGAGATCGCCGCCTATCTTCACGATGTTTGTGATACTGCGATCAACAATGAGGTGAAGCGGTTCAAGAAGGGTGATTTCTATCGCCGTCGCCGCTCGACGGCCACACGCAAGCAGGCGGTGGTGGATTTTACGGCAGGTCTGGTTGCCAGCTTGAGCGGGCAACTTTTCCAGATGTTCAAGCCGAACATTTCGGCAATCGAATACCGCAAAGCGCAGGAGGAGCGCGACCGCCGCTATCCTGATAGCCGCAGCGTTAAAACGGCATCGCACAAAACCCGTTTCGACCATGCCCGTTATGCAGGCGTAGCGGCGGGCGAGAATGTCAATATTTCACACGGCGTTCGAGGCCAGGAGGCGCGGCGGTTGATTGGCGGTGCGAAATGAACACATACGCCGTTATCAACATTGCCCGCATCCAGTTGGGCATGGATGAAGATACGATCCGTGCGCTCTATGTTCGCGTCACCGGCATTAATTCGCTGCGCGCCATGTCCGAGCGGCAGCGTCTCGCGGTGGTCGATGAGCTGAAACGCCTGGGCTTTAAAATGAAGAAAAGCGGCAAATCGCTGCCGCTTTCTACAAAACCATATGTTCGGCTGGTTCATGCACTCTGGCGCTCATGTCATCGCAAAGGCGTCATCAATGACGGTTCCCGCACCGCTTTGCGCACGTTCGTTAGAGGTCATTCTACCGTTGATGATCCTGATTTTCTAACGTTCGAAGAAGCCAATCCCATCATTGAGGCGCTCAAGGCGATGGAGGCGCGGGGATGATTTTATTGGCAGACAGCTTTTCCAAGCTCTTTGTGTTCGCCGCGCATAAATGCAGCGTGATCAAGAAGACTGACGGAAACGAACTTTCCCTTTGGGCGTCCGGCTTGGTTCAGAACAAGGCAGATATATTCACCAAAGCCACGTCTGTTCGTGCCATCATCATCAAGGCCGACCCAAAGACTGATGCCTTGCGACCACATAGCGTCCCGAACCTTCTTTTCTTCTTTAATCTTCTCAAGCCCGGCCTTTTGCCAATCGGCAAGCTCGGTTTCCGCGAATGCCAGCGTCGGCGTCAGAGCGAGCAATCCGGCTATGAGTGCAGTTTTCATGAGTATCGCATCCCCGTTTCCATGCCTGTTCAAATAGCAGTTGCAGGCCATTTTGAGCAATCGTTTTTAACGGGTGCGGCATGAGTGATCGTCGCGCATTGCCAGCTTCGATAGAAGAGATCGCGGAAACGATTGGGGTTCGTCTTGCCCTTAAAATCGTGCAGGTCTATGGTGGGAGTGAAGCATATTTCCCGAAAAAGCCGAATGAGGACCATCCTGTCATTCAGGCTCTTGGCAAAGAGGACGGATATGCGATATGCAATTATATGGGCGGATCGCTGCTTTCGGTTCCGCATTGCAAGCCACCTCGTAATGCGCTTTCCGCGATCCGGCGTCTTGAAGCAGAGGGGCTATCCAGAAGTGAGATAGCCCGCCGCCTTGGTATTACACAACGCCATGTGCGCCGGGTGGCAAATGCGCCGCCATCTGCACCCAACCAATTCGATTTGTTTGCAAATGATCAATGACCGGACCTTATGTCCGGTCATTTTGCTTTTAAAGACCGGCCAAAGTCCTCGCACATCTTTTAATCCGCACCGCGAGGCGAAATGTCCACGATCAAGAATCCCACGACTTTCTTTTCCTATCTGCGCCGTGCGCCGTTCGGCAATCGCCTGAGCCAAGCGCAGGTGGACGGCATTAATGTCATCCTTGATGTGTGGAATTACTATCACCTGACGGATCGCCGCTGGCTCGCCAATATCCTTGCGCAGATTTTCCATGAAACAGGCGGCCGCATGCAGCCGGTTCGCGAAACGAACGCAAATTCGGACGCGCAGGCGAAAAGCCGTCTTGAAGCTGCGTGGAAGGCCGGAAAGCTGAAATCGGTCAAAACGCCTTACTGGCGCGATGGATTTTTCGGGCGCGGCTTCATCCAGATCACGCATGAGGAAAATTATGACCGCCTCGGTGATCGACTTGATATTGACCTTGTCAATAATCCCTCGAAAGCGCTCGATCCGCTCGTCAGCGCCCGGATTGCCGTGGTCGGTATGACCGAAGGGCTTTTTACCGGCAAAAAGCTCTCGGACTATTTCAATGCAAAGGTTGATGATCCTGAAGGCTCCCGCGCCATTGTCAACGGCACCGACAAGGCCAAGCTGATTGCTGGATATCACAAGAATTTTCTTGATGCCATTGATGCGGCCAGTGTCGCAACACCTGTCGCGGACGCCAATATCGCTCTTGCCACGGCTGATGATGTGAAACCTTCTGCCAGCGGCTCTGTTAAGAGTCTGATCGGTGGTACGGTCGGCACGGCGGTGGCTTCCGCAATCGTCGGCGTTAACAATCCGTGGGCTTTCGGCGTGTCGGCTCTGCTTCTGCTTCTGGGGGCCGGTGCCGTCTATATGTTTGCTTCTGGCCGTTGGTCAGTCAATCGCTTGAAGGAGATTTGATGCTCTCATCCCTTCTGCGCTGGCTGACAGGTGATTTCATGGGCGCGCTGACCCGCGCCTATGAAATGAAGCTGAAGGCCGAAAACGACCAGCAGCGCCTTGTTGCGGACGCGGCCATTGCTGGCATCAACCGCCAGATCGAAGAAGCGCGCAATGCCAAGGAAGTCCGGCTTGCGTCGGCAGTCTTCTGGGAGATGCGGCTGATTACGGCGGTGATTGCCGGTTGTTTTGCCATCCATCTGGTTCTGGTCACGGCGGACACCTGTTTCGCGCTTGGCTGGCGCATCGCCAAGTTTCCGGCCCCATTCGATGAATGGCAGGGCATGATCCTTCTTTCGTTCTTTGGAATTCAGGCGGTCGGCGGGGGCCTGAATGCGATTGCTGCCGCCATAAGAGGACGCAAATGACCGGCCCTGAAACTATCTTTGGCCTGAAGACTGCAACGCTCGTTTCATCGGGCGTTGCTTCCGTAATTTCCGTGGCGCTTGAATGGCGCTCCCATAGCCCGTTTACGGCAATCGGCTCCATCATTGCAGGTGTGTTCGTTGCAACCGTTGCAACCGAGCTCACGCTTGATCTGCTTGGCGTTGCGGATAATCCGGGAACGTGGGGCTATGCCGTCGCCGCTGCCTATGGCATCACTGGCCGCAACCTTATCCTATGGCTCAAGCAGTCGTCGGCCAATCCAGTGCAACTTCTAAAAGATGTTCTCGGCCTTGGAAAAGGCGGTGGCAAATAATGGCGAGCGATCAGGAAACCCGCCGCAAGGCCCGATCCGACTATGTCTATCGGCGCATGTCGATTGCTACTATCGCGATGACGCACAATGTTAGTCAGGCGACCATCGGCCGCTGGAAGAAGGTGGCGAAGGAAAATGGCGACGATTGGGATATGGCCCGATCTGCCGCTACCATTGCCGGTGAAGGGCTGGATACGGTCATTTCGTCGGTGACGGAAGATTTCGTCATCATGGCACAGTCGCTGCTGGATGAGGTCAAGAACAATTCCACCCTGACACTTGACCAGAAGATCAAGCACATGGTCGCGCTGGGTGACGCCATGGTCAAGGTCACGGCGTCGGCTGGCAAACTCGCACCGAAGATTTCCGAGCTGGGCGTTGCGCAGTCGGTGGTGCAGCACCTTGTCAGTTTCGTTCAGGAGCAATTTCCGCAGCACATTTCCGTGGTGCAGGAAATCCTGATCCCGTTCGGTGATCGTATTGCGAGTGCCTTTGCACCATGAAGCGCCCGAACCTGAAAGCCAAAGTCAGCGAAAAGGATTTCCGCGAGTGGATCGCCGGGAAAGCCGATGAGCTTGCGCGCTGGGTTGACCTGTCGGTTTCGGCATTTCCTGCCGATCCAAAGGCCAAGGCCGAACGCCTGGCTAAAGTCCGATATCCAGAAACGGGCTTTCAGTTCTTTCTGGAAACCTATCTGCCGCATTATGTGAAGGGCGAACACAGCCTGTTTCACAAGGCGATTTTTGCCCGCGTTCCTGAAATCATCGCGTCCGAAACAGGCGTTAGAGATTTGTTCATCGCGCCACGCGGTTCGTCCAAATCCACGCATCTTTCGCTTGGTTTTGCGCTTTATTGCATCTGTCTTGGGCTTAAGCGCTACATTCTGGAAGTCTGCGATGTCTATGCGCAGGCCGCATTGCTGATTGAGGCGATCAAGGCAGAACTGATGGAAAACCCGCGCCTGTCCTATGACTTCCCCGATGCGACCGGCGCAGGCCGTGTCTGGCGTGAAGGCGAGATCGTCACGAAAAGCAATATCCGCATTGAGGGGCTTGGCGCGTTGCAGAAGCTGCGCGGTCGCCGTCATGGTCCATATCGCCCCGATCTCATGTTCTTTGACGATCTGGAGAATGACGAACAGGTGCGTTCGCCCGATCAGCGCAAGAAGCTGGAAACATGGATCAAGCGTGCCGCCTTGAAAGTCGGCCCGCCTGATGGCTCCATGGATGTGATCTGGGTTGGCACGGTACTGCATTATGATGCTGTGCTTGTTCGGGCAGCAAAGACGCCAGTCTGGCGGGTTGCCGAGTTTCAGGCGATCATCCGCATGCCGGATCGCATGGACCTCTGGGACAAGTTTGAAGAAGCTTACCAGAATGATGGCGAGGAAGCCGCCCGCGCATTTTACACGGCGCACAAGAGTGCCATGGATGCCGGCGCCGTGGTCAACTGGCCTGCTATGCAGCCGCTCGTCTGGCTCATGCTGGAACGCGCTGCCGATCATGACAGTTTCCAGACCGAATATCAGAACAAGCCAATCAATGCCGGAAGCCCGTTCAGCCAGCTCAAATTCTGGACGTTGGTTCAGCCTGATCTTATTCATTTCGGGGCGGTCGATCCGTCGCTTGGCAAGAAGGGTCATGGCCGCGATCCGAGCGCCATTCTGGTTGGCGGCTTCAACCGCCTGCATGGCACCATGGACGTGCTGGAGGCATCCATCCGCCGCCGTCTGCCGGATATTATCATTTCCGACATCATCACATTTCAGCGGCAATATCGCTGCCTGCTCTGGTTTGTGGAATCGGTTCAGTTTCAGGAATTTCTGCGCACTACGCTGATGGCGACCGCAGCACAGCAGGGCGTCGGCATATCTGCCGTGCCGATTATTCCTAACGCGGACAAGGATTTGCGCATTGAGCGTCTCCAGCCGCCAACCGCTGCCGGTCTGATCCGGCTCAATGCCACGCAACAGACGCTGATCGACCAGCTCCAGCAATGGCCGGACGCCGATCATGATGACGGACCGGATTGTCTCGACATCCTTTGGCAGAACGCACTGCTCTATGCAGGCGGCAATCGCGCCAGCACGGGCGGGAGTGGAATGATGACCGCCGCTGGCAGCGGCAATACTGGACTTGAGGGATATCGCCTATGAGCCGTGGCAAGAAGAACCGGAAGTCGGCATCCTTTGCAGACAAGAGCTTGACGGCGACAGAACGCAAGAATCTGCCCGCCGAGGCGCGGACGCTGATTGCCGACGCGAAAAACGACATCACCATTCCATTTTATAGCGGCGCGCTTCAGCATGCCGACGATACGCTGATCCAGCGCGGCGGCGGCGATGGCCTTAAAATCTATGATGAGATCAAGCGCGACACGCGGGCATCGGCCTGTCTGACCAAGCGCAACAAGCAGCTTGTCGCCCGCGAATGGGAAGTGGAAGCCGCATCGGATAAGCCGCTTGATGTCGAAGCTGCAAATTTCGTGCGTGAGACTTTGCGCAATCTGCCGTTCGACCGCATCTGCGAGGATCTGTCAGGCGGAGCGATCTTGAAAGGTTTCGCAGTTTCGGAAGTGGTCTGGAAACGCGACGGCAACCGTATTGTGCCGGAACAGGTCATCACGCATGATCAGCGCCGCTTTGCGTTTGGGCGGGATTGGAAACCACGCCTTTTAACCTGGACGAACATGCGGGATGGCATTGATCTGCCCGACCGCAAGTTCATCGTCCACCGCCATGGCGTCGTCGGCAACAACCCTTACGGTCTCGGCCTTGGCTATCAGCTGTTCTGGGCCGTGTTGTTCAAGCGCGAGGGTGTGGCCTTCTGGCTCCATTTTCTTGACAAGTTTGCGGGGCCGACCGTCATTGCCGAAACGCCTTACGGTATGCTCTCCGAAGAGCAAAACCAGCTTTTGCGCAAACTTGCCAGTGTCAAGACCAGTGCAGCCGTCACCGTTCCGGTCGGAACCTCGGTCAAGTTTCTGGAAGCGGCGCGCACAGGAGCGGTCAGCTACAAGGAATGGCTCGAATTCTGGAATACCGAGATTGCGATCTGCATTCTGGGCGAGACACTGACCACCGATATTGGTACGGTGGGATCGAAGGCGGCGGCGGAAACCCATGCCAATATTCTTGATTTGCTGGTCGATAGCGATGCCGATCATTTGTCCGATACCCTGCGTGAGCAGCTCGTTCAGTGGCTGATCGACTATAATTTCCCCGGCGCTGGCGTCCCACGGGTCTGGCGTGTGCGTCCAAGCAATGAAAAGGACAAGGCCGATACCCGTAAGGCCAAGGCCGAAGCCGCCAGTTCAGAGAATGCCGCCCTTGTCGAAATTCTGATAACGGCTGCGCAGATTGACGATGATAACGATGCGCGTGAATTCATCGTGTCGTTTGATCTGACCCATGCGCTTTCGGAAACCGCGATTGACCGGCTTGTGGAAGCCCGGTTTGCCTTCATGGAGGGCGGCAAGCGCGCCCGCGATCTGCGCATGCAGGCCGAGGAAAATCCGATTTTCGCGGCGCTCTTTGGCCCGGTTCATTCAAAAAAAAACTCCATAATTCAGTAAGCTTTGCAGATGATCCCGATCCGGTCAGCGATATTGCGGACCGGATTGAGGATTTGAGTTCTGCGCATTTCACGCGCCGTTTGAACGCAATTCGCTCGTCCCTTGATGGCGCGACGGACTTTGCATCGGCTGCGCGATCCCTTCTTCAGCTTGCCGCCAAATGGACACCCGATGCGTTAGCAAATCTGTTTGGCGACGGGCTGGAGCTTGCAGCGCTCCATGGCCGTGAAGATGCATTCCGTGATGGTGAGCAAGAGGCGGGGAGCGCGTTAGCGCGACAGGGATTAAAAAAATATCCGAGTTTTGCTGAAGCGGATGTTTTCAATCAACCATTCCGCGAGCAGATTGAGTATTTGCGTCAGAAACGCGCCAAGCCGACCAAGTCATGGCTTGATGCCATGCGCGGCACGCATGATCGCGCCTTTGTCATTTCGGGCGCGACCGATCTTAATATGATCGCGGATTTCCAGACAGCAATTGCTAACGCTGCCGAACAGGGCAGAACGCTGGAAGACTTCCGCAATGAGTTTGATCTCCTCGTCGCACGTTATGGCTGGCAGTATAAGGGGGAGCGCGGCTGGCGCACCCGCGTCATCTTTGAAACCAATCTGCGCACCTCGCACATGGCTGGTCGGCTCAAGCAGATGCGCGACCCGGATGTTCTCAAGCTGCGCCCGTTTTGGGAATATATCCATGGTGATAAACGTCAGCCGAAAATCCCGCGCCCGCAGCATCTGGCATGGCATGGAAAGATTTACCGCCATGACGATCCATGGTGGGTGAAACATTTTCCGCCGAACGGCTGGCTTTGCTCCTGTGGTGTCCGCAGCTTGTCGTATCGCGATCTGGCAAAACGCGGCAAGACTGGTCCCGATCCATCGCCTGAAGAACTTTTCGCGCCTGTGATCGATCCCGCGACCGGCAAGCTGATCGAGCATCCGCAGGGGATCGATTACGGCTGGGATTATATGCCCGGTGATTTGTGGGAACGCGGCCTGACGCCATCCAGTTTGTTGGATGAAGGTCGGGGGCTGCTCGACAATCCGCGCATGGCGGTTGAGATCGACAGGCCAGAGCCGATTGATGATTTGCTGCAAAAGGCTATTCCGCTTGCTTCGAAGCCGCTGAAAGAGGGCTTGAAGGCGGAAGATTATGTCAGCGCTTTCCTGAAACCGTTCGGGGCGTCTATCGGCAGGGCCGTATTGTTTCAGGATAAGTCCGGCACCAAGCTCCCGATTTCCGATCAGCTCTTCCGTGATCGTTCCGGCGCTTTGAAGGTGTTGAAGGGAGATCGTGCCACGGTCACGCCGCTTCTGGCTGAAGCGCTGATGGACCCCGACGAAATATGGGTTGGCGTTGCCCGCAAGAAAGACCCGGTTTCGCCTGATCTGGAAGAGCTGGTCGTTGACCGCCGTTATATTCGCGCTGATCGGAAAACCGGCCTGATGGTGGTTTTCGAGATTGGGGAAAAGCTGTGGGAGGCCATCACGGCTTACAACACGACCGATAAGGCCGGTAATCCCGATCTAAGAACCTTGGATCGACGGCGCGGCGGCAAGCTCGTTTACAAACGACCGGCAAAATAAAAGACCGGGGTGATCCGGCCTTGTGTCAGGGAGCTACCATGACCATCACCGGTCCTCGCGTTGCTGACAATCTCAATATAGTGCCAGAACAGGAAAAAGTCCAATGACCGGCATCAGCTATAAAACTACAATTGACGATGCTGATATGCGCGAGAAGCTGGCCGAGCTGATCGGCAAAATGCAACGGCCTGTCGGCTTCTACAAGAATGTTGGCGAGCGGCTGCTTGAATCGACCGCCAATAACTTCGACAATGAATCGGCTCCCGATGGAACCCGATGGCAAGGGCTTTCCGCAGTCACGCGAGATCGACGCTCGAAATTGAATGGCAACGCGCCTATGACCATCCTTCAAGTCTCCGGTCGATTGAAGGAGTCGATCAACTACGAAGCGAGCGACACAGAGGTGCGGATTGGATCGGCTCTTGTCTATGCTGCCATTCAGCATCTGGGCGGTGAGTCGAAGGGCTTTATGAAGGGAGCTGTCATTCCGGCCCGGCCTTATCTCGGCATATCGCCTGCCGATGAAGAGGAAATTTTTGCCATTGCCGAAGACTGGCTGGCGGTGGAATGACGCCATTGATTTTTCGCGGCACAGAAGCGTAGAAGATGCGCGGACGCCCGGAACTACCGATTTTGGATTTGCCCCGCGTTAGAGGCGCGTTAGAAATCGAATGAAAGGGCATGGCGATGATAGTCTGTGATGCAAATCGTAATCGGACCTTGAAACTCATCGCAACCTGACGCATTGTCGGCTCGCAGGCAGCTTGATGATTGACCGGACATCGCGTCCGGTCATTTTGTTTTCAGCCATCCCGCATTGTCGCTTCAGATCATTTCTGGAGCCGACATGCCGACCGCATCAGCCACAAATCAAACCGCCCGTATTGAGGTCTTCCGCCCCGGCACATTTACGCCGATGGAAGGCGCTGCCATCACCTATACCGCTGCGGACCTGAAGGCGATTGCCGACTGCTACGATCCCGAAACCGCTCCCGCGCCGTGCGTCGTCGGCCATCCGTCTACCGATGCGCCTGCTTATGCATGGGCGAAGGGCTTTGAGTACGACGCCAGCACCGAACGCCTCTATGCGACCGTGGGCGAGATCGAGCCGGCCTTCTCTGATGCCGTGAAATCCGGTCGGTACAAGAAAGTCAGCCTTTCATTCTTCCGTCCTGATCATGCAGCGAACCCGGTTCCCGGCACTTGGTATCCGAAGCATATCGGCTTTCTGGGCGGCGCTGCGCCCGCCGTGTCCGGCCTGAAGAATGTCCAGTTCTCGGCGGCGGATGCTTCCGTAACCGTCAGCGCCGAGTTTGGCGAACGCGGTTTCGAGGATACCGCCAGCATCTTCCGCTCGATCCGCGATTTCCTGATTGAAAAATTCGGGCTGGAAGACGCCGACAAGGCGCTGCCTGCCTATCGCATCGAGTGGCTCTCGGAAACCGAGATCGAAAAACCATCGGCTCGCCCGTCATTTTCCGCCCCTCCCGCCAATCCGAAAAAGGAGACTGCACCCGTGTCGCAGCCCGTCCATCAGCCTGATCCGGCTTTCGCTGCCCGCGAAGCCGAAATCGCCGCCCGTGAAGAGCGCATCAAGAAGCGCGAGCAGGAGGCGATCCACGCCGACAACGTTTCTTTTGCCGAAAGCCTCGTCAAAGACGGCAAGCTTTTAGCCGCCAGCAAGGACAAGGTGGTTTCGCTGCTCGATGCGCTTCCCGCCGATACCGCTGTTTCTTTTGCTGAAGGCGAAGCCGCCGTTCCAGTTTCAAAGGCACTGCGCGACATTCTGGCAGCGCAGCCGAAGGTCGTTTCGTTCGGCTCGCTTGATCTGCCTGAAGAACTCGGCGCTGGCGGTGCTGCATCCTTTGCGGCTGATGGCAAGGCCGTCGATCCATCCGACATGCAGCTTCATGCCAAGGCGATTGCCTATCAAAAGGCACATCCCGGCACCGCCTATCTCGACGCTGTCAGCGCCGTTTCGTAACCGGAGATTTTTGCCATGCAGTTTTTCCATTCAGTTTTCAGCGACACCATCACCGCGACCACGGAGTTTGACGCCTATGATCTGGTCGGCTTCGATGATGGCAAGGTGACGGCGGATGACGCGCCGGTGAAGGCCGTTGCGCTCAATCCGGCAACCGAGGTCGGCCTTGATGTCGCGGGCATGATGATCGGCACCGTTCGTATCCGCGCCAAGGGTGCCATTACCAAGGGCCAGAAGGTCGTTTCAGCCGCTGCCGGTGGTGTGAAAGCCGCCGCCGCCGATTCCGCCAATGCTTTCGCCCGCGCTCTGACTGACGCGGCAGACGGCGAATTCGTCACCATCCTCGTCAAGTAAGGACCGTTTCATGCCAAAGGCTCTCAATCAGCGTACCGCCGCCGTTGTCGATCCAATTCTTTCGACGCATGCGCGTGGATATCGCAATTCCACTTTCATTTCCGCCGATCTGTTCCCGCGCGTCTCGATCCCGAACCGCTCCATGCGCACGATCCGTTTCGGCAAGGAAAGCTTCCGTCTGCTCAATACGCGCCGTGCGCCGGGTGCCGACCGCAAGCGTATTCAGTACGGCTATGCCGACGATCCTGTCTCGCTCGTACAGGATTCCCTTGAGGCTGTTGTTCCCACCGAACATCAGCAGGAGGCGGAGGCCATTCCCGGCATTGATCTTGCTGCCGGTGCCGTCAACATGGTGCTCGATATCCTCGACCTGACGCTTGAGGTCGATAGCGCCAAGCTTGCTCGTGATGCGTCGAAATATGACACCAATCACAAGCTGGCACTGACCGGCGCTGATCGGTGGTCGGGTCCGAATTCCGATCCGAAGGCCGACATTGATGCCGCCAAGGAAGCAATTCGCCGTTCGGTCGGGCGCTATCCCAATACGCTGGCGCTCGGCCCGAACGCCGCCAATGCCCTCAAGAACCATCCGAAGATCAAGGAACAGTTCAAGTATACGTCGAAGGACAGCATCTCGGTTGAAATGCTTGCCGCATATTTCGATGTGAAGAAGGTGGTTGTGGGCGCGGCGGTCTATCTGCCGGAAACCGCTGACGATAGTGCGCTTGCCAATGATGTCTGGGGCGATGATGCAATTCTCGCCTACGTCCCGGAACAGGGCAACAATTTTCAGGTGCCGAGCTACGCCTACACCTATGAGCTGCTCGGCTATCCGCAGGTCAACAAGCCGTACTTTGAGGAACGCAATGGTTCGTGGATTTATCCCACCACCATTGAGCGCCGTGCCACCATCACCGGGGCCGAGGCGGGTTTCCTGATCCAGAATGCCGGTTCGGCATCGGCTTGATGGAGGGATACATGGAAGATCGCAAACTCTCTGTAACGCTGACCGGCCCCGCCAAGATCGACGGCGTTAGAGAACCGGCAGGAAAGTCCGTCACCGTCACAACGACGCTCGCGCTTCAGCTTGCTGCCTCCGGCGTCATCAACTCGGACGCGGTTCGGGATGCGGTCTCGGATGAAGTCGAGCCTTTGAAGGGTGAAATCACCAAACTCAAAGGTGATTTGTCTGCCATGACGGCACGCGCCGAAACCGCTGAAAAGGCTGCTTCCGACCTGGAAACTGATCTGAGCACCGAAAAGAAGGCCAGAGCCGACGCAGAAGCTGAACTGGCAACCGCGCAGGCGGAACTGGAGAAGCTGACGAAGCCAGACACTGATCCCGGCAAAGGTGACGACGCCAAGCCCGCCAAGCCCACGAAATAAGGTCCGTTCCGAAGTCTCTCAAGCCGGACCTTTCGAGCGGGATGGCATCCATGATCGTTTTCTAGCCATCCTGCTCGTTTCCACACTTACAACGGATTTTGACCAATGCCGCGTTTTCTAACGGTTGCAGAATTTACGGAGATGTTCGGACTGGCCGAAGTCTCGCAGATTGCGGGCATTGGCAATCTGAACGACGCTGCCGGTCGTTCGCTTGATACCGTCAAGATTGAGGCGGCGCTGACCTATGCCGAAGATATTCTGATCGGTTATGCCCGCGCCCGTTATGCCGTCATCGAAACCCTTGTGCCTGAAACCACACCGGTGCTTGTCAAAGGTCTGATCGGTGATGTTGCCCGTTATCGCCTGCGCGACAAGTCGGGTGGTCAGGGACAGGTTTCGGAAATCGTCAAGGAACGTCACGATGCGGCGTTAGCCAATATCAAGGCGGTCGCAACCGGCAAGTTTGAACTGCCAATTGCTGGTGAGCCGGTGAATGGCGAAACTGGGTCGAGTCGCGTCGGCGCAATTATCCCGCCTGCGCGTGTTCCTGGCATTCTTCAGGGGTGGCGTTGATGGCTGACAATCTGCGCACCGTTCGCCCGCCACTGGTCATTGAACAGATTGAAGACGCACTTCTTGTTGTCTTGAAGGAAAGCGTTTCCGGCCAGTGCAAGGTTGAGGTCTTTCCGAATGACCCTAAGAAATATGACTTTTCCGGCCTGCCTGCCGCACTGCTGATCCACTATGCCGGTTCGCGCTATGCGGCTCCGAAAGGACCAGCCAATACGGCACAGGCCCGCACCATGGAATTTTCGCTTGTGCTTCTGGTCCGCTCGCTGCGCGGCGAAGGCGGTGCTTACAACCATCTGGAAGATATTCGCCTTGCGCTTCAGGGCCACGCCTTTGCCGGCGCCGGTCCCGCCGTCATGACTCGCGACCAGCTCGTGGAAGAGGTTGATGGCGTCTGGCGATGGGAAATCCGCATCGCGCTCCCGATCCCTGCCGTTGCCCGTACCGTCCAGTCACCCGCGCCGCTCATGCGACCGGCATTTTCACACCTCTAGAGGAGCCAAGGAATGGCAAAGCAGCCACATAGTTCAACAATGGGCCGAAAGTCCTACCGCTATACCGGACCAGTGACGCCGCTCGACATCGAGGGCGAAAAGACCCGGATGCTGTTTCCGGGGGCGTCCTATACCGGCCTGCCGGAAGATCACCCAATCGTTAGCAATCTGATCGCCCGCAAACTGTTGATTGCCGAAACCGGCGCGGCGGAAGCGGTCGGTGGCACACAGTCTGAAGGAGCCTGACCTATGGCTGCAACTTTCCATCACGGCCCGGAGGTCGTTGAGCATAAGGATGGCGTGACCGTTGTTCGCGACGTGAAATCCGCTGTCACCTATGTCAACGGCACGGCTCCCATTCAGGACGTGCACGACACGGCTGAAAAGCGCGCCGACTATATCAACAAGCGCGTTATCATCCGTTCCCGCGCTGAAGCCTCGGCAGCGTTCGGCCTGCACAAGGATGGCTACACCATCCCAGCAGCCCTTGACGCGATCTTCGATCAGGGCGACGGCGGCACGATCATCGTCAACAATGTGTTCGATCCTGACACCCACAAGGAAGATACGACGCCCGATCCGTCCAAGGTGACGACACAGGAAATCAACGGCACGATTTTGCCAACTGGTGAAGCGACCGGTTTTTCCGGCGCTTATGAGTGCTACAACAAGTTCGGCTATTTCCCGAAACTCATCATTGCGCCAGGTTATTCTCCGACGGCCACCGTTCGCACGGAAATGGACGTGGTGGCGAACCGCCTTCATGCGATTTCCATTGCCGATCTGCCGCTTGGCCTGACGAAACAGCAGGCGGTCGAGGCGCGTGGTACGACCGGCAGCGCCAATACGTCCAGCGCCCGCACCGTGTTGACCTATCCGCATGTAGTGATTGAGGATACCACCGGCGCGACCGAAACCCGGCTTGATCCTCTGTCCTCGCGTTTGGCCGGTGTCATCATCGCGACCGACCTTGAACAGGGCTGGCACCACTCGCCGTCCAACCGCGAGATCAAGGGCATTGTCGATCTGGAAGTTCCGATCAACTTCTATCCGTCCGACTATCAGAACGACACCAACTTCCTTAACGAGGCTGGCATCGTCACGGCCATGCGCTCCTTTGCAACAGGGCATCGCACCTTTGGCAACCGCTCGGCAGCGTTCCCGACATCATCCCATGTCGAGAATTTCATTCATGCCCGCCGCGTCCTCGACATGTCGCATGAGGCGATCATCTTCTACCTCATGAACTACGTGGATCGGCTCGGCACCCGGCAGAACGTCGAAGCGGCGGAAGAAGGCGTCAACGCCTATCTGCGCTCCAAGATTGGTGATGGTGTCTTCTACGGCGCGACCTTCCGGTTTGACCGCACCAAGAATACCGCCGAGCAGATTGCCGATGGCCGGTTCTTCTACAAGTTCGAGTGCCATCCGACCTCGGTTATGGAGCGCATCACCGTCGATTCCTACGTCGATACGAAATTCATCTCCGACGCGCTTTCGCTCGCGGCCTGACAGGAGGCTTAATCCATGGCACGTAAAATCGGACAGATCACACAGGCCGACTGCTACATCAACGAGGTTGATGTTTGTGGCCGTGTGGCTGAATTGGACCTTGGCGAGATCGCCCATGCCGAGGTTGAACACCAGACGCTTGGTATGATCGGCATTCTGAAACTGCCGGGTCGTCCGGTGCAGGCGATTGAGGGCAAGATTTCCTTTGAGTGGCTGGATGAGGAAGTCAGTCGCAACATCCTCATGCCGACCAAGGTGCACAAGCTTCAGCTTCATTCCTATGTCGATATTTTCGATGGCGAGGGCCTGAACGCCGAACGATCGCACACGCTCGTCACTCATATCGGGTTTCAGATGATGAAGACGGGTGGCCGGACGGCCAAGCTTGGCGAGAACCTCGCCCAGGAGCATGACATCTCGATCAGTACCTTCAAGCAATCCGTCTATGGCGGCGACACGCCGATTATCGAGTTTGATGCGTGGAACAACATCTATCGCATCAATGGCGCAGACGTCTGGCCGCGTTAATTGCGCGACCTTTCCCTGATTTTCTAACGGAGACACATTATAATGGCTGAAAAGACCGAACTATCCGGCGTCCGCGCCAAACTGAAGGCCCATAAGGATGCCAATGCAGGCGAGCGCACAGTCACATTGAGCGAAAGCGGCATTTCCTGCACCGTACCGAATTTCATCAATCACGGTCTCTGGATGAAGGCGCAGCGTGTTGCCAAGGGCGATACGCCGAAGGCGCAGGCAGCTTTCGTCTGCGAAGTTGTTCGCTTTGAAGGGGAAAAACTCACGCTGACCGATCTGGCTGAACTGGTTTCGTCCGGTGACACACTCCAGCTCATCGGTGAAATCTTTGGCGGCAAGGACGAGAACGCCGAGGGGGAGCCGGGAAACGTTCTGAACTAACCTTGTCGCATCCCTCTCAGCATATCTTCCTTATTGAAAAGGGATGGGATCATGATAGGTTGCAGGCCATGGACGTTGAAGAGTTCCTGTTCTGGTATGAAGAAACAGTAGAACTCGAAGAGGCTAAGGCCGAAGCCATCCGCAAAGCCACTGCCGATAAATGACCGGACATCATGTCCGTTCATTTTAAATCTTAGAAAATGCGACCTCTGGTGGGTATTCCGACCGGAGGTTTTTATGCGCTTTGCGATGATTTTTGAGGGCATCGACCGCGCAACCAAGGTCATGAACAAAGTCATGGCTGCGGAAAAGAAAACCGCTGCTGCTGTTAAGGCTGGTTCGAAGGCCACACAATCAGCCGCCGACAAGGCTACAAAAGCCACCCAGAAACAGACATCAGCCCTTGGCAAACTGGGTTCCGTTGCGCGCGGCGTGTATAATGGCGTCGCCAGCGGTGCGCGGCGGGCCTATACCGCTGTCGTTGTTGGTGTGCGCGCTGCCGGTCGAGCAACTGTCGCACTGCATAAGCAGACTGTGGCGCTTGGGAAGAGCGGTTTCAGGCAGATTCGGGATGGCGCAGCAAAAACATTCCGAGGACTGGCGCTGGCCGCTGGCGTTGCTACCGCAGCTTTTGGTGTTTCGGCCTTAGCCGCCAATCAGCTCGTTGATACGGCTGCACAGTTCGAAAAATTCCAAACAATTCTTGAAACGACTGAAGGATCGAGTGCCAAAGCAAAAGCTGCAATGGCATGGGTGACGGATTTTGCTGCAAAAACACCGTATGAATTGGATCAGGTCATGCAGAGCTTCGTGGCACTGCGGTCAATGGGGCTTGATCCGACCAAAGGTTTGATGCGTGATTTAGGCGATGCTTCGGCGGCAATGGGCGTTCCGATGCTTCAGGCAGTTGAAGCTATGAAAGATGCCGTGACAGGCGAAAACGAACGCCTCAAGGAACTGGGCATTATTTCGTCCAAGTCCGGCGATGTTATTGAATATAGCTATGTGACCCTTGATGGCCAAAGCAAAACCGTCAAAGCCATGAAGGGCGATGCAGCCGGCATTCAGAAGGCGATTAGCGGGATTTTCAGCGAGAAGTATGGCGGTGCCATGGATAAGCTTTCCCGAACATGGGAGGGCATGATCTCCAACATTGGTGATATTTGGCTGCAATTCAAGCTCGCAATCATGAATGCGGGCCTATTCGACTGGATGAAGAGTAAGCTTCAGCTCATTCTGGATACGATCAATCAGTTACAGGACAGCGGTGAGTTAGACAAATGGGCCGCATATATCGGCCAAAACATTCGGTTTGTATTGGAAATAGCTTGGAATTTTGCCGTCAAAGTCTACGGCATCCTCCAGCAGCTCGGCACCTATCTGGTTGCAGCAAAGGATTATGTCGGTTCCTGGGAGCGGTTTGCTGCCATTCTGGGCGCGTTAGCATTTGCGCCGGTCCTGATCTCTACGGCGGCTGGCATCGTCCAGATCGCGATGGGCATCACCATGTTGAGCGCGGCCCTGATGGCAAACCCGATTGTGCTTCTGGTCATGGCTATCGTCGCTGCCGCCGCCGCGATCTATATCTATTGGGGGCCGATCAAGGAATTCTTCATCGGGCTTTGGAACTCGATTGCAGCCGGTGCGTCGGCGCTTTGGGAAAAGCTGAAAAGCCTGCTCGGCTTCGACCCGCTGTCGGTTTTGAAAACAGCCTTTTCATGGTCGCCTGTCGGTCTGATCGTACAGAATTGGGACGGCATTTCCAGTGCAGTTTCGGCTGTGGTTCAAAATGCGTTTCAGGCTGTTGACGGTGTATGGGCCTCAATCAAGTCGGTTTTCGATTGGGTGCCGACCGAAACGATCACCGCTGCATGGGCTGGAATTTCTGACACCATCGGTGGCTTGATCGACGGGGCGACGGCGCGTGTCGCCAATGCATGGAACAAGGTGAAGTCAGTGTTCACTTTCAGCGGCGGCGATACGGAAGCCAATATCAGTGTGACTGACCCGGCCACCATTCAGGCGGCACAGAGGGCGACCGCAGCGCTCAAAACCGATATGCAGGCGGTTGCCGCCATTGATACCGCTCCTGCCATGGGAAAGCTTGCGGCGCTGGAAACCTCGGCGCAACAGGTTAGCGCATCGGTCACATCATCCATCCGGCAGGCTGAAGCCTTCCTGAATAATGTCAGCTTCTATAATCAGGGTGTCGCCCTGATGGACACCATGGCGGCAGGCATTCGGGCGCGAGCGGCAGTCGTGACGGCGGAAATCCAGAAGATGGCGCAGGCGGTTCGCGATCACCTTCCGTCATCTCCTGCCAAGGTCGGACCGCTTTCTGACATTCACAAGCTGAAATTCGCGGAAACTATCGCATCGTCGATCCGACCCGCGCCGATGGTCAAGGCCATGCGCGGGGCGGCGGCTGCAACGCTCGCTGCGGCGAGCATCACAGGCGTAACCGTTCCTGTCTCGGCCCAGCCCGTGGCGGGTGCTGCGGTTCGTTCGGAGGTGGCGGCGCGCAGCCAGTCTGCATCCATCGCTCAATCACAATCCGGTGGCGGGCTTCATATCGAATATAAGCCGACACTCAGCCTGTCTGGTGATGCTCAATCAGCAAAGGCCGATCTCAAAAAAGAGCTTTCCGCTCATGCTCGCCACATCGCCAATCTGGTTGATGAAGAGCAGCGCAAACGAAGCCGGAGAAAGCCATGATTTATCTTTTCGGCTCCATCCCGTTAGGAATTGCACCTCTGACCGGCCCGACTGCGCATTCCTATGATCGCGCAGCCACATTCGCGCAGCATGCGCCGACGCGGGGCAAGCCGGTGTTGCAGGAAATTGGCGAGGAACTGGATCGCAAGGAGTTCAGCTTTTTCTTTTCCGAAGAGTTTTGCGAACCGGCAATCGAACTGGCGAAGCTGGAAGCCGCTTTCGCCTTGAAATCGCCGCTGCCACTTGTCCTCGGCAATGGCGTCTTTAACGGCAAACGCTATGTCGTGGACAGCCTTTCCATCACCATTGTCAAAACCAGTCTGGTCGGCGTTCCGGTGCGGATTGAGGCAACAATCACGCTTCTGGAAGATCCAATTGCCGGGGGCTTGTTCTCGCTCATCACGTCCATCGCCAAATCCCGCGCCCCGGCTATTTCCAAGGGGGCTGCTCAAAATCCGCAGGTGAAGAAATGAGCGCAAAGCTGACAGGCGACTATTTCGATCATGTGACTGTCACCGGCGACCGCTGGGACTTGCTCGCCTATCGCTATTATGGCGACCAGTACAAGCAGACGGTGCTGATCGAAGCCAATCGCGATCTCTTCCTTGATGCGCTTGCCGTGCCGCCGCTTGTTCTGCCGCATGGCATCACGCTCAAAATCCCGGTCATTGCCGAAGAGGCCAGCAATACAGACCTGTTGCCGCCGTGGAAGCGCAACAATCCCGTTTATGGAGCCTGATATATGGACGAACGACTGATTTCCACACTTAGATTGCTGGCCTTTTTAGCGGGCAGTGTTGTCGCCGCAATTGCAGCAATGATCGTGTTGCTCTTGATTTCGATCTTTCGCGACATCGGCTTGCCTACAGCTTTCACCATCCAGTTTGTGGCTGGTTTGCTCGGCGGCGCTTGGTCGATCTGGAAGTTTGCCTGATGGCGACGAAACCCTATTTCTCGCTGATCTATCAGGGCGTCGATATTTCGTCCGAAATGGACCCGCAGACTACGTCGATCAGTTATACCGACAAGCATCACGGCGAGATGGATGAAATCGAAGTTGAGGTGCAGGATAAGGATGGCCGCTGGAAGGGCGAATGGTGTCCCGAACCCGGCGACGTGATGAATCTGACCATCTTTGACGGCAAAGGCGGCGTTCTGCCCTGTGGCGATTTCGAGATGGATGAGCCGGAAGCGTCCGGCAGTCGTGACGGCGATATCATGACCATTCGCGGCCTCGCTGCGCCAATTTCGAAGCCGCTGCGCACCGAAAAGACCCGCGCCTTTGAAAAGCAGTCTTTGCGCGCCATTGTCAGCAAAGTGACCGGCGAAAATGGCCTGTCGCTGGAAGGCGATATTGAGAATCTCAATTTCGAGCGCGTGACCCAGCGTCGGGAACGTGACCTTGAGTTTCTAACGCGGCTGGCCGAGGACACCGGACATTATTTCACGGTCAAGGGCAAGCGGGCAATCTTCACCTCGCTCAAGTCGGTCGATGGCCGCGCCGCAGCGCTTGCAATCAGCCATGGCCAGATCGGAACAATGCTTCTGGAATATCGCCTGAAATTCCAGACTGCTGAAACCTATTCAAAGGCGAGCGTCAGCTATCTGGATGCAAACAAGAAAGAACCGATCCAGTCAGAGGAAGCAGACGCCCAGGTCAAAACCGGCGACACGTTAAAAATCTCTGGCGAGCGCACCGAAAGCCCCGCCAATGCCAAGGCGCTGGCGAAATCCCGCCTGCATTTCAAGAACCGGAAAAGCCGATCCGGCTCTATCTCGCTTGTGGGCGATGTGCGCGTTCTGGCAGGCATCACGGTCGATATGACCGACTTCGGGAAATATTCCGGCAAATACCTGATCGACACATCCACCCACCGAATGAGCCGGGACGGCTATACATCAGAAGCGGAGATTATCGATGCGCGCGGGAAATGAATTTAGCTCCAACAGTTCGAACAAGCGCGGGATCGTGGTTGATCGCGATCCGAAAAAGATGCGGGTCAAGGTCCAGTTCGTGGATGAGGACGAAACGGTTTCGTTCTGGGTCGATGTGCTGGCAAAATCGTCCGGCAAGACCAAAAGCTTCCTGATGCCGGATGTTGATGATGAAGTCTGGTGCGTCGTCGACATGAAGGGCGAAGACGGCTGCGTCATCGGCTCTAAATATAATGACAAGGATACACCGCCTTTCAGCGGTAATGACGATATGGGTGCGACCTTTCCGGGTGGCTCAATCCATATTGACCGTGAAACCGGCGCGATCACCATAAACACGTCTGGTGAGATTTCTATCACCGGCGCAAGCGGACACCTGAAATAATGCCGCGTATCGTTCGTCTCGGTGACACATCCTCCCACGGCGGCACGGTGATTTCGTCCGCTTCAAAATGGCAGTGCGAAGGCGCGTTGATTGCCCGGAAAGGCGATCTGCATTCCTGTCCGATTCCCGGCCATGGGGTGACGGCCATTGTTTCAGGATCAGGGAAATACCAATGCGAGGGAGCACCGATTGCGCGTGAGGGAGATACATGCGGATGCGGCGCGGCTCTCATCTCTGGCGCGTCGAAGTGGGAATGTGAATAGGCAGACTTGCCTTTGCCGGTTATTCCGGCTAATTTTGACACACTTCTAGCGATGACCGGACATGATGTCCGGTCATTTTTGTATGTGCCGCCCGATAGCTTGGCGGCATGATCGACAAAGACAAAATCCGCCATCGCCATTGGTCCCTGAAGGTAAGCCGCATAGACCCGGAAACGGGCATTGCCGCCGATACCTATGGCGCTATCGTCACCGCTATTGACGATCTCAATCAGTCGATTGCCAACATCATCATGACGCCGAAGCGTTCGGTTCCGACCGAACCGGAAAAGGGCTGCGATGTGGAGGGGGCTATCGACAAGCATCCCGACATTGGCATTCCGCTGCTGACCCGTGAAATCTGGGATGCTCTCACGATCTGGGAGCCGCGCATCGTGGTCGAGAAGGTCGAAGTGGTTTTGGCGCAGTTTTCGCATTTCAGGACGCGGGTGTTCTGGCGTCCGGTCGAAAGCGTGATTGCCGATCAATATATGACGGAGGTTCAGTATAATGGCTGATCCCGTCAAAAGGACGCTTGAACAGCTTCGCGCCAATGGTGCGCCAGACTTTTTCGAGCGCGATCCGTCAAAACTGAAGGCACTCTTCAAACAGGTCTTTGAGGAAGTTTCTGGCCGCACGCTCTATCCCGCCCAGACGGAAATGTTTCTGATCGAAGTTGCCAGCTACGCGCTTTCGATCCTGCATGAGGCGGCACAGACCGCCACGCTCCAGAATACCGCTGTTTTTGCCGACGGCGTTCATCTGGAAAACCGTGGCACCAATGTTTCCACCTTCCGGCTTCTGGCGCAGCCCGCCACGACCGATATCCGCTTTGAACTGACACAGGTTCGCCTGATCGACGTTGCGGTTCCGAAAGGCACCCGCGTGGCTTCCGGCACGGCTGTCATCTTCGCCACCGATGCCGATCTGATCATTCCGGCCGGAATGACGGCGGGTGTCGTTCGCGCAACAGCGCAGACACCGGGAGCCGCATTTAACGGCCTTGGCGTGGGCGCGGTTTCTGATCTGCTCGATCCGGTTGCCTATGTCGCCAGCGCCCGCAATGTCACCACCATTGCGGGCGGCACAGATGACGAGGAGCTGGAGCGCTTCCGCCTTCGCGTGGTCAATGCGCTGTTCACGATTGCCAAGACCGGCCCACGCAATGGTTATCGCGAACACGTCATGGCCGTCGATCCCGAAATTGCCGATGTCGCCGTCATCCGCCCGGAGCCGGGCTATATCCATATCCATCCGCTCATGAAGGCTGGCCAGCCGAGTGCGGCGCTGAAGAACGCAGTGCTGGCCTATCTCGATCCCGAAACGCTGCGCGCCATGGGTGACTATGTGACGATCCACGATCCCGTCCGCGTTGGCTTCAGCTTCACACTAACAGTCCGGTCGCTGGAAGCGATTGCCGGTCTGGAAGATTTGGTGCGGGCAACGGCGGAAGCCGCCTTTCATCCATGGACGCAGGAGCTTGGCGCACAGGTCGCGCCGTCCGTCATCATCACCGCCATCAAAGCACTTTCCGGCGTGTCCGATGTCGATCTTGACGGGCTGGAGTTCACCGATCTGCCGGAAACTCATTATGCCGGACTGGACGAACTGACTATTCTGCTGGAGGTCCGGGCGAATGTCTGATCCGTTCATCCCGCTTGAGCTTGTTCCTCCCGGCGTCAACGACCGCCGTTCGCGTGATTTCGTCAATGCCTTGAGTGCGGTTCTGGCCGACTTCCAACCATCCACGCTAATGATTCAGGATGCGTGGACGGTTCCAGCCTCGTTGCTCCCGATCATGGTTGTCGAAGCGGGTCTTTCCGAATTCGTGTCGGCCAATATGCGTGAGGACTTGCTCCGATCATTGATCGCCCATGCGCCTGAAATTCATGCCCGCACCGGCACGGTGCGCGGTGTCAAGCTGGCGTTAGAAGCAATCGGCATTTCGGCGCGCTGGACGCAATGGTGGCAGGAAGAGCCGAAGGCGCACCACAACACGCACAAGATCGTGCTGTTCCTGTCCGATACTGTCATCAACGGCCATGCGCCGCTCGATCTTGCCAATCAGCGTGCTGCCGCCCGCGTCATCAACGCGACCAAGCGATGGTCGCAGGACATTGCCATCCAGTACGGCCTGCGCGGTCTGTCCAACATCTATGCCGGTGCCGCATCAAGGCGCGGTCGCACGGTGCGCATCAATGCGCCGCAGCTCGGTTCCGACAGTTTTATCATTCCTTCCTATGCGGGAACCGGCGCTCGTGCCGTCCGTGAAATTCGCATCAACGCTTTATCCACTTCCGGGGTCTGACCATGGCGCAGAACTATTTTTCCATTGTCACAAATATTGGCCGTAACAAGCTGGCTTTGAGCGCTGCCGGTGGTGCGGCGGTAACAATTACGCATTTTGCTATCGGTGACGGCAATGGTGCCGAGGTCAATCCGACCTCCGCCAGCACAGCGCTTGTCAGGGAAGTCTGGCGAACTCCGGTTGAGAGCGTGGTGATCGATCCCCTGAACCCATCCGCTGTTCTGGTCACGTCTATCATTCCGACAAATGCTGGCGGCTGGTGGATGCGCGAATTCGGCATTTTTGATGTAGACGGCGATATGGTTGCTGTCGCCAAGCCGGTTTCGCAATACAAGCCGACTGCCTTGGAAGGGCAGCTCGAAGACATCCGGTATGAGTTTCAGATCATCATTGGCGAAACAGCCAATGTGACGATGCTGGTCGATCCGTCCGTTTTGCTGGCGAGCCGGGATTTTGTCGAGAAGCGCAAAGTGCTGATGGCGCAGCTTTCCCTAACGCCATGGGTGCCAGTGGTGTCCATGACTATAACCGCACCGCCAAGCAATCCGGCAGCTTGGGACACCTATTGTATTCCGGCTGGCGCAACCGGTGCATGGGCTGGCCGATCGCAGGATATCGCGGAATGGACCGGATCAACCTGGCGGATTTTCACGGCAAAGGACGGCCACGGCATCGGCTTGCCTGACGGACGCGTATTTATCCGCATCAATGGTGTCTATACAGAATGGCTTGCTAGCCGTGATTGGGTCGAGGGGCGTAAGACGCCAATCGCTATGCTCAATAGTCTGCCTTGGCTTCCCGTCAAGAGCATTACGTTGACGGCCCCACCGGCAACGCCGAGCGAAGGCGATCTCTACGTCATCGGAACGGGCGCGAGCGGGGCATGGGCCAGTAAAGCCGGACAGATTGCGGAATGGTCGGACGCGGCATGGAGGTTTTCAACTCCACCGAACGGCCACGGCGTCAGTCTTCCCGATGGCCGAGTTTTTGAGAAGGTTGACGGCGTTTATGTCGAGAAGATCGCTCTCGACGCTCAGTCTGGTAAATGGGGATATGGTGTAGCAGGCGGTACCGCTAATGCTTTGACATTGACGTTATCCCCTGTGCCGTCTGGCTATATCGCGGGGATGAGGCTAGCGGTCAAAATCACGGCAACCAATACCGGGGCCGCTACTATCAATGTCGCTGGACTGGGCAACCGCCCGATCCATTATCTTGATGGTCGCGACCTACTCCCGGGCGAATTGGTGGCTGGACAGACCGTCATCCTTAATGTGACTGATACGGATATTGTCATCGCATCCCCGACAGTGGCATTCTTGCGCTTGACCCCTAAAGGCTCGTTGCAAACAGAGCAGTTTACTGCGTCGGTTGCGTTATCAGACATACAGTTAGGCGTGCCATCGATTGCTCAGCAGTTTATGCTTTCAGGCGTGTCGTATATTGACGCATGGGGGTCAGTCGCGTTCCGCAATGAGGCGACAACGTCCGTGGACGCGACGGGCAAGATCGCTCTTTATCAGGGCGATACATTGATCGCCTCAAGCGCATATATCGGTGTATCGAGTGTCAATGGCGGCCGTGCATCGGTATCTGTCCGGCGGTGTTTTGATGGACTTGACCCTGGGGCAACATATTCGTTGCGGTTGCTTGTTGAAAAAAATGCGGCGGTCGGACCGTGCTCGGCAAATGACGCTCACCTAATGGCAATGCACGATTGATGGAGGGGTTTATGGATCGCATTTATTCGGTCATTACCACCGAGACTGGCACACTGACTTTTTGCGCGGGTTATATAGTGCCAGAGGGAGCTGAGGTTATATCCTATGAGGAATGGCTTAGCCGTAAGGACGCTGCGGGGCAGGCTCATCCCTTAAGCCTTGATCAGATCAAGATGGACATCAAATACACCATTGATAGTGCGGCGGAGGGTGAGCGTCTTAAATATATTACACCTGGTGCCGGCCAAGCCATGACTTACTCTCAAAAAGTGGTGGAAGCGCAGGCTTTCAAGGTGGCATCCGATCCGCAGGCGGCGGATTATCCGATTCTCTCGTCGGAGGTTGGTATCACGGCTGCGACACTCGCCGAGGTGGCCGATGTCGTCATCGCGGCATTCCGCCAGTGGCAACAGATAGGTGCGGTTATTGAGGGCATCCGCCTCGGTGCCAAGCGCGATGTCGAGGCGGCAACCGACGAGGCTGCTGCCCGTGCTATTGTTGACGCCATCGTCTGGCCTTCCGTACAGATGCAGTCATGAAGCGCGTCGAAGTCTATGAGGCTAAGGACGGTTCGCTCCATAAGGATTTGGAGCGGGCTTTTGCAAGCGAGATTCATGCCATGCTGCCTAATTCGGCAGTCAATCCGAATGCCAAGGTTCTCGACTGGAGCGATTGCCTGCGCATCGTTGAGCAGGTCGAGATCATTGCGCCACTGCTCATCAATTATCTGGAAAAACGAGGCCAAAAATGAGCGACGACATTACCAGCGAAGCCCAGACTATTGCCGTTGGCCAGTTGCGCGCCTTCATTGAGCGCATCGAACACCTTGAGGAAGAAAAGAAAACGCTCGGTGACGATATCAAGGATGTCTACGCCGAGCTGAAGGGCTGCGGTTTCGACAGCAAGGTCGTGCGCACCATCATTCGCCTGCGCAAGAAAGAAGACTACGAGCGTCAGGAGGAGGAAGCCATGCTTCAGCTCTATATGGACGCGTTAGGGATGGGATGACGGACGGTCACGTCAATTCGTGGCGGCGGGCCGATCCGGCAAGATGTAACCCGCCCGACAGCACCTCAAGATAACCGTCGCATCCGGCCCTTTCGGGCATGCGGCTTGTGACTGATTCTTGGATATCCGTATATATGAACCTTCAATCGAACTTCACCGCCGTCGATCCTGTTTCACCGCCAGCCGCCTATATCGGTGGCAAGCGCCAGCTTGCACGGCTGATCGGTGAAAAAATCGCAGCCGTGCCACATTCTTTATATGCAGAACCATTCGTCGGTATGGGTGGCGTATTTTTCAGGCGCACCTCGGCACCACGGGCCGAGTTCATCAACGACCGCTCCGGCGATGTGGTGAACCTGTTTCGCATACTCCAGCGCCACTATCCGCAGTTCATGGATACGCTGCGTTTCCAGATCACCAGCCGCCGCGAGTTCGAGCGCCTGAAGGCCAGCGATCCGGCCACGCTCACCGATTTGGAACGAGCTGCGCGGTTTCTGTATCTCCAGCGGCTGACCTTTGGCGGCAAGGTCGCTGGCCGCTCGTTCGGTGTGAATCGGGATACTGGCTCCCGCTTCAATCTGACGACGCTCGCGCCCTTGCTTCAGGACGTACATGAGCGCCTTGCATCCGTGGTGATTGAGAATCTCGACTGGCAAGTATTCATTGATCGATACGACCGGCCAGAAACGCTGTTCTATCTTGATCCGCCATATTGGGGAACAGAGGACTATTACGGCAAGGAACTGTTCAGCCGGGATCAATACGAGATCATGGCCGAGCGCCTTGCTGGTCTCTCAGGCCGGTTCATTCTATCGATCAACGATGTGCCAGAAATCCGTTCGATCTTTTCCGCATTCAGGATTGAGAACGTCGCACTGACCTATACGGCAGGCGGTGGCAAGGGAAAGCCAGTGCGGGAAGTGATCATATCCAACTGATGAGGCATTGTGCGATGAACATCGAATCGACTTATGACTATTCGCATTGGGCAGCGTATGGCTGTTCAATGCCCCTGAAACATATTCGGAATGCCGATGTGAAGCACGATCTCGACCTCGTTCGTCAAATCATGATCCAGTTGCGCGACAAGGAAAACTTGAAGCCTATGCCGGTTTTTGTCGAAGGCTACGAGCCGGTTCTCGTCGCGCGGCATGTCATGCGTCTGCACGATGCGGGTTTGGTGGAAGGAAATGTCAGTAAAACGATAGGACCAGAAGCACCGTTGGTGTTTGCGACCGACCTATCCCTTGAGGGACATAATTTCCTCGCAGCGTTAGAAACAAAGCCGGTCTGGAAACAGCTGAAAGAAAAACTCACGGTCGAAGAGCTGGCCAGCCTGTCCGTCAAAAAGTTGAGTGAACTTGCCGGGGATTTGGCATTGCAGTTGGTAAAACGGAAACTGGGCTTGGATGGCTAGCCTGCGGCATTAGCGGTTTTATCTTTTTGTGCCAAAGCTAACGCCTGTCTGTGCCAAAGGCAGCGCCGCGCCACATTCTGAGTGCAGCTTAAAGCGATCTACTTTGTCTAAGAGCCAACGTCAAAATGTCAGGAACGAGTGACGCTTTACAGGAAGATTATGCATTCGGTGGTGTGGAGGCGTTGGTAGCGGAGGAGGGATTCGAACCCCCGACACAAGGATTATGATTCCTCTGCTCTAACCTACTGAGCTACTCCGCCACGCGTCGCTTTACAGAGACAAATTCATCATCGCCACTCGGGCGTCAAATCGTTGTTCCTGCAAGGAATGGCGGCGGTATATGTGCGGAACGAGACCCTGTCAAGCGTTCTTCGCATAGGTTTCATCTTGTTTTCTATCATTTGCACCGATATGGAACTTGGCATCAGCAAAGGCTAAGTTTC